GTATGTGCCGCCGTTCCACATCCTACCAGCCCCGCTCTTAAAATAGTCAATCAACTCGGCATCCCAATCAATCTGAGTAATACACTCTATAGTGTCATACCGAAGAAGTTCGCGAGCAACACAACCTTCCCCGCCACCAATCACGAGCACATTACGAGGACCGCGCGCCAAGAATGCGGCGGAGCCGTGTACAAGTGGCGTATGATATAGGCCCTCGTCGGCCACTGTACTCTGAATCGCGCCGTCAATGAAAAGTGCCTCGCCGAATCGCACGGTATTTGCTATAGTGAATTCTTGTTTGGCCGTCTTATGGGTGCGCGGCGCCGCGCTACACATATGGACATGATGTGTCTCTTTTTCTCCTCGGTCGGTATATTCCATATTACTAGGCCTATTTGACGCCATCTTCTTAGACCTCATCAATTGCGACCATAACCCGGTTTTAGCTAAATGTAAGTACGACAGTAGATAGGACGCGGGTATGTCTAATATTTCTTCAATAAAACAGACGCCTATCGCCGCCATTACAAGTAGACAACAAGACAGTGAGGCGGCGATAAGGCGTGTAGTAGAATCCATTGGTTTTCCAGCGTCAGGAGTATATTTACCACCAAGCGACGCTCCCTACATTTCCTCGGTATCTTCTCTCTTTAGTACAAATGTGCTCTTAGCGGAAAACTTATATCGTGTTGAAACCAGTACAGCAACTCTTACCTATGTGGACCAGAAAGTCGCGGCTCTCGTGGATAATGCGCCGGCAGTCCTGGATACTCTGCGTGAACTCGCCGCATCACTCGGCGACAATCCGAATCTTCTTGGGACACTCACGAGTACAATAGCTACGGAATCAAACCGAGCAACAACGGCAGAACAGGGCCTCAGTACATTACTCAATCAAGAGGTGAGCACAATCAACTCCAACATATCCACTATAGTGAATTCTACTATTAATGCGGAGATTGAGCGTGCAACCGCCGCCGATAATCTCCTCAGTACTACACTCAATCAAGAGGTGAGTACAATTAATGGAACAATATCTACTGTAGTGACATCCTCCATTAATGCAGAAATTGCGCGTGCAACAGCCGCGGACAATGCCCTTAGTACAACGCTCGCAACAAACTCGGCCAATCTCCAAGCACAAGGCCTCCAATCCTATAGTGCTACACCGCAAATCCACCGACGAAAATACACTGGTCCCTATGTACCAAGTACGTTCTCCACTCTCTATTCTCTAGCAGGTAAGAACCCTTACGAACACATTTCCAATTACAACGCAAACGTTCTTCTTAAGCCAAACAGCGGCGATACTACCACTGTTCTCCCCCAATATAGCACAAAATGGCTCCGCCTCGGCACAATTGACCTCACCAGTTCATCATCCAGTTCGGCCTACAATCTTTCTACACTTCCAACATCTTATTCAGGCCCATGTATCCCTTATTACGATATATACATAGACCCAAAGACATTTTACGGCGCAAGTAGCGATTATGCATTTGTGAAGGGAACAGGTTCTTCCACCGCAAAACAGGTCCATGCAACACATATTCTCACTTACTCAAATACCACATCCTATAGTGCTACTGCGTTAGGAGGAACATGGGTCGCGCTTTATAAGGAGGATATACCTGAATTAGAGAAAGTCATAAATATTGCCAATGCAAACACTATAGGAAGTGATGTAAACCTTTTTATTAATGGAGGTGCGTCGCTTTTTGAAATTGCTCCTGGTGAAACGGCGCCATTCTTATATACAGATGCTGGTTGGACAATGGATATGTGTATCTAGACAAATAATTAGAATATCGTTTATTATAATTATTTCTACTACTTGATATATGAGATAAATAGACTATTTTATAAGAAATATTTCCGGTCAAAAAAGTTCTAATTATTCTATGAGGTAAAAGTAAAGGCAAGGATGTCAGTGTTAACCGGTATGACAGGTACTGGTTATAAGTACTCGTACTCTACCAATTATAGTGGAGTACATCCTACTCAATATGTTGTATATAAATTAAATTCATCCCTTCCAATTATTTATGAGTCTGAGTTGCCTACCAACTTAAATAGCGGCCAACTTGCGGTTCTTTCTAGCAGAGATGTGGAAATCGTTTTTGATACGAATAATGGCCATATATATGCGATTGGTTTTCCCAATGAACTTCTTGTCTATTCTGGTATTAGTCCTCTTCCGTCTGATGTGGGGAATATCTTTAAAACATTATCGTCTTTTGGTCCTTTAAGTATTTACAGTGGGAATGCGGCATATTCTAATGCTACGCTCATTGATGGTACGAATATTCGCATGCGAATTCAAGTGCCATTTGGAAATACGAACTATAGCGATGTGATGATTCAAGAAATGACGCTTCGTTATGGGGGAAATGACTATTACGCTATCATACAATTCTATGGAACAGTCACCAAAGATGTGAAATACTATCCTGGTGCGTCGGCGGCAAGTTCTCTGGCTATTGCCACTAAAATCGGTCAAGGCGGTACGGAAGTAGACGGTGCTGGTGGTGGTGCTGGTGGTGGTGCTGGTGGTGGTGGTGTCGTTACGCCTACCCTCTTTCGGTCCGTTGCCGCATATACCAATTCCCGTCTAGCAACCGCGGAAAATATCCAGAGTACTATCAATTCCAGTGTCGGCCTCACCAGCACCGGTACATATGTGGTTTCCTCTTCAAGCCCCTACATTTCAACAGCATCAACTGTTAAATCGGCGGTGGAACTTGTTGCGTCATCCCTAAATCGCGAGGTCAGTACAATCAATGCGAACATATCCACTATAGTGACATCCACTATCAATGCCGAGATTAATCGCGCGACTGCCGCCGACAATGTCCTTAGTACCACTATAGCGGACAACTTTAGTACCACTAACGTACTCATCAAATCGTCTATTACATCCACCGTCCAATACATTGACCAGAAAATCAGCGATGTGATTGGTAATGCGCCGGCCATCTTGGACACGCTCAAGGAACTCGCCGACTCTATTGGCGGTGACGCGAACATTTTCGGTACACTCACAAGTAGCATTACGACGGAAATTAGTCGTGCAACTGCCGCAGAAGCCGCTCTCAGCACATTCGTCAGCACCGTCGTGACATCAACCATTAATGCAGAAGTGGCCCGTGCAACTGCCGCCGACCAGGTCCTCACAAGCCTCAATACACAGACATATTTTGACCTCCTGGAGAATCAATCCTATCGTGTCAAATATGTAGGCCCGTACGCACCTGCAGACATTAGTAACAGTGCCGAGCTCGCCTGGGACAGTCCAAACATGCGCGGAGCACTTGTCCTAGTGAGACCCACTATAGTGGATTTCATGCTCTATTTGCCCGTCTACGCCCGCACATGGTATCGCGCAGGAACGCTGGACCTCACATCTAGAACTGCGGCGGCACCCCTGGACATTGATACACTGACCGCCGCTTATAACGCTGTCCAGTCATCCAAGGCACCAGCCGTCGTCTATTACGACATTTACATTAGCCCACATCGCCTCTTCTTGAGTGGCGCCGATTATGGCTACTTAAAGACCGGTTCAGCTGGAACGCCAATACAAGCCAACACGGGCTATATACTCGTCCGCAACAAGACCGCACTCTATAGTGAAAAATCGGCAGACGACGCCGACTCCGTCGTAGCTGGTCCACTCGGCTCAAGCGACGGCAGCGGCTGGTATCTCATTCGCAAGGAGTCGGTCGCAGAAATAGAACGCAAATTCATTATAGCAAACGTCAATACCCCAGACGATACGGAGACAATCACCAGTGGTAATCCAGCACGAACACTCTATGTCCGTGTACCAGGAACCGATACATCTTTTGAAATAGCCGCCGCCGAAACCGCCAACTTCATTTATACGCACGCAGGCTGGATAATGACAAACAGTTATTAGGCCGGCTCAAATACTTTTATATAAGGAAATAATATTTTCCTATATAAACTGCGACACCCCTTTCCGACTAAAATTACGATTGGCATATCAAAAAAAACTCCCTATAAGTATAATAAAAAATGTCCTTGAACTCACAGGTTGCCTATCCTGAATGGGTGACCCGTATTGCCACTACATCCACGGATGAGGGGTATGCCATCGCTCGTGATGGGTCCAATAACATCTACGTTACTGGTCGATATACATACGCTGCCACGTCTAACGTAACAAGTTATGACAGCAGTGGTAATGTTGGCTCCCTCGTAGACGCATCAGGGTTCGGTTCAGATGAATGTTTCCTGACAAAATACGACAGTGCCGGTCTAGTCCAATGGTCCACGCGTATAGTGTCAACAGGGTCTGACTACGGCTACGGTCTCGCTTGCGACGGGTCTAATAACGTCATTATAACAGGTATTTGTACTGGTACAACAACCATCTATAATGCTAATAGAACCGTCCTGCGAACACTTGACGCATCTGGGTCAGGCGACTGGTTCATTGCCAAATACAGCGGAGCAGGTGTCGGCGCATGGGCTACTCGTATTGCTGGTACTGGCGCCGATACTGGTCGCGCAATAGCAACAGATAGTGCCGGTGCCATTTATGTGGCAGGTGATGTGAACTCCACCGCCGTCGCATATAACCAGAACAATACTGCTGGTGCAACTATTACGAATGCTGGAACCACAGACGCATGTCTTATTAAATATAACGCCGCAGGCGCATATCAATGGACGGTTCGTGTTGGAACAAACGTTGCTGATAATGGCTACTCTGTTGCATGCGATGTCGGTGGTAGTGTATATATGACTGGTTCCTATGGTGCCGCAACTACCACCGTCTTTAATGCAAATAACTCTTCTTTTGGAACACTCACAAACTCAGGAGGTCTTGATGCATTCATCATCAAAGTCAATACATCTGGTACCGTTCAATGGGCCACTCGTATTGCCTCCACTGGTGCCGACGCGGGTCTCGCCATCACAACCGACAGCGCCTCCAACGTCATTGTCGCCGGCTACCAGACCGGTACAACAACCATCTTTAATAGCGGCGGTGCATCATTCGGTACCCTGGATAACTCTGGTGGTACGGATGGCTTCGTCGTCAAATACAATACGTCTGGTACGGCACAATGGTCGGCACGTATATCCACCACATCCGCCGACCAAATCAACGCCGTCGCTTGCGACGCATCTAATAATGTGTATGTGGCCGGTCAATACATTGGTACACCAATCACACTCTATAATGCAAACAAGACCGCTGCTATGACAATGGTGAACCAGGATAGTGCAACATTTAATAGTGCTTTCTTAGCAAAATATAATAGTGCAGGAACAGTCATCTATGGTGCGCGTATGGATGGTGGTGGTGCTGGCAGTATTCACGAATATTATCGCGGTGTTGTTATTGACAGCAATTTTAATGTATGTGTTATAGGTTATTCAAGTGGTGGTCCTAAAATATATGATAGCACTGGTTATTTATCTACTTTTCCATTAACAAGTAATTCACCACAATATTTTAATGCAGATGGTGGTAGTGATGTCGTAATCATCAAATACGGCCAGGTTGAGAAAACCATTTACGATATTGCATATGCAGATGGCTACAATCTCGGTTTCACTGGTTCCACCAGTCCAAGCACCACTTATTCTACTAACGCAACCGTTCAGCGCATCTATCTTCAACGATACTATGATGGCTACGCAACATATATGGCCGCCTATAATGCTGGTCGCGCAGCCGGTTATGCCGCCGGCTACAATGTCGGTCTCGGCAAAATCTATGACGGTAAATATGTGAACGCCGCCAATCCAGCCGGCTACTCGGCCACCGCATCGCTCCAGACGATTTATACCGCAGGATACAACGCAGCCTATAGTGTCGGTCTAGCAAACGCCTCTAAGAAGGAACTCGCTACACCCACTATGTCTGTGCGCGTGGATGGTTCTAGTAATGAAAGAGGGTTTGCCGTTTTAGCCGATACTGACGGTAGTTTCTATATGGGCGGTGATTATTCCGCAGGTGCATCTATTGTCGGTGCAAATGGAACAGGATACACATACCCTATAACTGGGTCCACGAGTTCCACTATAGTGAAATATGATAGTGCTGGTATACCTGTCTGGAGAGCACGAGTGACAGCAGTAAATAATACAAGTAGCACAGCCATTACAATGGACGCAACAAATATTTATGTTATTGGTTCATATTCTAGTTTTCTAACTATCTATAATGGTGTTAATGTAATCAATCCAGGTACAGAAACAACTGCTGGAACTTTAATTAATAGTGCTACATCAGATATATATGTTATTTCTTATAGAAAAGCCGATGGTCTTGTCAATTGGTTTTCTCGTATCTTAAGCGTTGCTAATGATGACGCACGCGCTATCGTAAAAGATAGCGGAACTGGTCTCTATGTTGTAATGAACGCACAATCTGGCGGTACATTAACACCCTATAACTCTAATACAGCAGGAGGCGCAGCATTTTCCAGTGCGGTTGCAAGTGCTGGTAATAATGAATGTTATATTGTAAAATATAACACATCTGGTGTAGGTCAATGGGTCGCACGCGTTGGTGGAGCAGGGAATGACATACCCTATAGTATTGCCTGCGACAGCGCCGATAATGTATATGTCGGCGGGTCTGTATCAACATCCGCCCTCATCTATGACAGTTCTGGCGTTCAATATCCATCAGGTATATCTACTATATCAAATGCTACATCTGGTTTCCTTCTTAAACTCAACTCCGCAGGTAAGGTCCAATGGTTCAATCGTTTCACTGGTAATACTGTTGTCAACGCAGTTGCGGTGGACGGTTCCAATAATGTATATATGGGCGGCTATTTTAATGGCGGCGGCTCTACTTTAACAAATGCGGATGGAACACTTTATTACCCATTAAATCCTTCATCAAGCACTGGATTTCAAGGAAATGATGGCTACATTGTAAAATATAACGCCGCAGGGTACGTTCAATGGGTCGGCCGTATTGCGGGTGGTTCTAGTGAAACCGTTGTCGCCATTAAAACGGACAGCGCAAATAATGTATATGCTCTAGGTAATTATAGACAATATGTCAGTGTATTCAATACAAATACATCCATTGCAACTACCTTATATAATACAGATAATAACGATGATAATTTCTTAGTGAAATACGATAGTGAAGGTTCCGCCATATATGCTGTTAGTTTAACAAGTAAAAATGCACAATATGTTACAGATACTATATCTGCCCTATCCCTTGACGCAAACAATAACATTTATTTAGTCGGTCATACTAACGGCAGAATCAGCGCCTATGATAGTGAAAATAATAACATACTCACTATAGATAATTCTGGGTCTGGTACAACATCGTGCTCCTATGTAGTCAAGTACACCCAACTCACAGCCGACACATACTCCACATCCTATAATGCAGGCTATAATGCAGGGGTCCAGGGCTCAGCACAAAATAATTCCTACTCTGGAAACCAGGTCGCATACAACGCCGGCTACAAGTCTGCCATCGCGGAATTGGCCGCCGCCTATACCGCTGGTAAGGACCGTGGTCTCAAATCCCAATATAATATTATTACTGGTAAGACCGCACTCGCAGCCCAAACATATGATACGAATTCATACCTTGTTGCAAGATACACCGCAGGTTATACAGACGGCCAGGCCGCCGCCACATCCTATTACCAGACAAATAGACAAGTCGCCTATCCAGTCTGGACGGCACACATTGGCGGGTCAGCATCAGAGGATGGCGCAAAAATGACGCGCGACGCCGATAATAACGTCTATATTTCTTCCCTCATAGGATCTCATGCATCCGTCTACCACGCCGATGGAACAATCTTCAAGACATTTGATAACGCAGGGTCAAATGACGCCTATATTGCAAAATACAATTCAGCCGGTCGCGTTCAATGGGCGGCTCGTATTGCCTCCACTGGCTCAGACAGTATCCTTCACATTACATGTGATAGTAATAATGTCTATGTGACTGGTTTCTATAATGGTTCACTTACTCCTTATAATAGC